CCCCTGCTCAGCAACCCCCTCACGATCATTGCTTACGCCCTCGCCTCGTCGTCCGGCCCGATATTCAGCAGGCCCAGGAACACCCCACCCAGCAGGCACAGCGCCCCCATCACAACCAGCATCCACCAGCCCACCGTCAGCCACAGCCCCGTCGCCAGCGCCAGGCACCCGGCCACGATCATGATGTCAGAGAAGAGTTCCCGATTCATAGCCCTCACACCCGTTTGCCCAGCCATAGCACGCAGGCGGCAACCGACCCGAACACCGGCATCCCCAGCCGCTTCGCCTCTTTCGATTCAGCGTCGGCCCCTGCGCTCGGGCCGGGCAGCCGCACCAGCGCATCGCAGCTGCGCAGCCATTCCATATCCTGCGCGATCCAGAACTCATACTCGTGCGGGCAGACGAGATGCCAGAAATGCGAAAGGTGCGGGATGAAGGGCGTGCCGCCCGCCTCCGCGATCGCGTCGCCTGCGCGGATCGCCGTCCGCACATTTTGCGCCACGTCCCCCTGCGTGTATGGCCCGGCGATATACACCTTCGGCCCCATCACCGCCCCCGGTTCGCAAACGAAAAAGCGCCATCCCCTGCCGCTTGTGCGGTCTGGGAATGGCGCTTATGCGCTCTCGCAGTGGCGACTTATGCAATTGCCGCCACCCCTATTATATCACGCCTTGTCTAGTCCCCCCTGCTTCGGAGGGTCAGGCTTCCGCTCTTTCACCGATGAAAGATCGACCACCGTCTTCACCCCGCGCCGCTGTATCTCCAGAATGTCCCGCTTCGGATCGTACCGCGCCAGCAACCACCCAGACCCCGGCTCCCTGATCTCGACGAACTGGCTGCTCATCGTTCCCCCTTCAGCCGGTAGACCGGCGTCACGCATCTGTGCCCGTCCAGCCTGCGCCCCGGAACCGTCAGAACCTCCAACCGCCCCGCCCGTTCCAGTCGCCGCAACCGCGCCCGCACCCAGTTCTCGCAATGCCCCGTCTGTTCCGCCAGGTCATACACCGACAGTGCGCCCGTCGCATCCGGCCCGGCGTTCGCCGCCAGCACCGCCTCCAGCAGATCTAGTTCCGTCAGCTCGATTCGCTCGCCCACCGAGGCTCCATCTTCACCGGAAAGAGTACCGGCTCGACCGTCGCCCGCCCGTCCTCCAGCACCACGATCACCCCGCCGATGTCCGTCGTCCGCCGTGGGCTCACCTTGTAGCCGTAGCTCGTCTGCAACTGCCAGCACGGCAGCCCCAGCACCCGCAGCGGGAAGTTCTCGTGCGTGTCATAGAATTTATGATTGTGCCCCTGCACAGCCAGGTGCGGGATCGGTTCCCCCGCCCGCACATACGCGTCGATGATCTCGTACGCCACCCGGCCCAGCCCGTTCGGCCCCGTCCACGGCAGCCGCCCCGCCGGGCCATGATGCGCCAGGTCGACCCGCACCCCCTCGATCAGCAGCCGCAGCATCCAGCACGAGGCCAGCTTGCTGTCATCCGGGTAATGCGTCGCCCCCAGCAGCCGCGCTGCGAGCTCCTCCAGGTTCCCCGCATCGCCCCCGTGCGCCTCCGTCCCTCTGACGACCCAGAACCCGTCTTCGCAAATCTCCCGCAGTGGCCGCATCGTCTCCACAAACAGCGACACCGCCCCGCTCGGGTCCGTCGTATGCAGCTGCGAGGTGCGGAAGTTCATGTCCGGGCCATCGCCCACATGGACCCCGAACACTCTGTCACCCCGCCGGAACGTCGCCAGCAACCGCCCCAGATAGTCCTGCCAACACTGCCACAACCACAGTTGCGCCCGCGTCAGCGGCACAGGCTGCCCCTCCGGCAGCGTCGCATCGGGCGAACACAGCCCCAGCGTGCTGTTAGAGTGCGCGTCAGACGCCAGCGCCAGAATCGCTCTTGTCATCGTCAGTGACAGTTGACACCCATTCGGGCGCCGCGTCCGCCGTCAGCGTCGGCTTTTCAGGCGCCGGCCGCAACGTCGCCTCGATTTCCGCGCGCCGCGCGCCCTTCGGCCGCCGTGGGTGGCACGCCTGGCACACGCACCCCCGGTACACCCGCCCGCACGTCCGGCACTCGCGCTCGCTCAAAGTAACAGCACGCCCCTTTCTTCATAGACCGACGGCCCGTTCTCATTGCGCTCCCAACGATCCAGCGCCATGACCAGCGCCACAATCCCGTCGATGCGGCCCTGACTCTCCGTTTTGTCGGGCGCAACATTCTCATTCACGTCGAAACGCACTGCGATGTTGCCAGCCATCCAGCGCAAGATCGGATTGCCGCCATGATTGATCTGCTTTTCCAACAGCAGCCGCTCGAACGTTTTCATCGGCGGCCCGAACGACTTCGGCCCCATCGCAAAACCAAACGTCGTGAGCCCCTCATCTGTGAGTTCGGTAGCTAATTGGTAGCCCTGGAACAACCTGTCAATGTTCAGGTCCTGCAACTGGAACCGGCTCGCATCATCCAGAACCTGTTTGCGGATGAACTGATAGTCGATCGCGTTTCCCCTCGTCGTCTGCAGAAAACCCGCCCGCGCCCACATCTGGTATTGATCGCGAAACCTGTTCGCCGGGTCTTCAAGCTTTGCCTCCGGGCACCAAAACCGCGCCAGCACATCAATGGTGCCGTCTTCGCCGGGAAACACCATCACCCACGCGGTGAGGTCGCTCACGGCCGACAGGTCCAACCCGCCGTAGCAGCGCCGCCCGGCCAAATCATCGGCGGTGAGGGGCCGCTTATAGTTCGCGTCCCACAGATTGAGCGGAATCCACAGCGCGCTCTGCTGTGTCCACACGTTGAACTGCTGTCGCAGCAGGGCATTCTGCGCCGAAGGCAAAACCATCGCCTCTTCAACCAGCGCCCTGAACCCCTCCTCTCGCACGCTCACACCGTAGTTCGGGTTTGCCTTTGGCCATGTCGCCGGATCGCGCCAGTCGTCGCCTTCGTCAAGTTCGGCTATGAACGAGAACCAGTCGTCTTGCTCAATCGCTCCTCGCATGATTTGCCGCGAGTGATCGTAATGCTGGTAGCAGATCGTCTCCCGGTCATAACCGGCGGTCGTAATCTCCAGAATCAGCGGCTGCCGGCGGCTGCCCCATGCGCCCTTCAGCACGTCAACCATCGCGCTGGTTCGGTGCTCGTGCAGTTCGTCGATTAGCCCGCCATGCACATTCAGGCCCGATGTCGTGTTCGCATCCGCCCCCAAAGGCACGAACTTCGAGCGGGTCGCCTCCACTGCCAGAGTGTCTGAACTGCGCCAGTGGCGCACCATTTTTGACAGCACCGGCGACGCCTTTACCATCGCAACCGCTTCATCCCACGAAATCTTCGCCTGTTCGCGTTTCGTTGCCGCGCTGTATACCTGCGCTCCTGGCTCCCCGTCCGCCGTCAACAGGTAGAGGCCAACCCCAGCCAGCCACGTGGTTTTCCCGTTCTTGCGCGGCACGAACACGAACGCCGTCCGAAACCGCCGCAGCCCGTCCGCCCGTTTCCACCCGAACAAATTCCACATGATGAACTGCTGCCATGGCGACAGCTCGAACGTCTGCCCGGCGAACTCCCCTTGCGAATGCTTCAGAAACCCGAAAAACTGCACTGCGTGTTCAGCCGCCGCCCTGTCAAAATGCAATCCCCGAGCAGGCCCTGTTTCCAAGTCCGCCATGTAACGCTTCACCGCCAGCGTGATCATCTCGCACGCCGGCACGCTGCCATCTAGAACCCCCCGACAGTACGCCACGACCGGGTGCTTATTCGTCATCTCCGAACTCTGCCAGCGCATCACCCGTTGGCGGCGGCGTCACCTTGGCAAAGAACTCCGCGTAAAGGCCCAACTGGTCCTCCTCCTCGATGCGCACCTTGCTGCGATCCGATGCTGTCATACCGAAAAGCGACGCGCCTTTCAGAAACAGCCCGGCGTTGTCGCGCCAAATCTGCGCGTCAGGATGTTTGCGGACGAGCCCCTTCTCATCGACGGTTGTGGTGCCCTCTTTGTCCAGGTTGGCGCGTGACTCAATTGCCAAAGCCCACGCCTCGGCAGTGATGATCAACGCTGGCTCATCCACCTCAAAAGGCACACCCATGTCGACTAGTTTGGGAATGTATTTGCGCCAGAAGTAGCCGGCGCCTTCGGACAGGTTACGCGGCGCGCGTTTCGACAGCGGCCGCCCCTTCGGTTCCTTGTCGTTCAGCGGCCGCCGCCCCGGATTGCCACGCAACTCCTTGACTGCTGTCGGGAGTGCCTTGCGCCCTCGTGTCACTTCCTCACCTTATGTCAATCTAGTGGAATCCGGCGAATTTCGCGCTCGCGGGAGGAACGCTGCCCGCACGGTACACATCGGGAGGCTGCGAACTTTTACGCCCCCCCTCCCCTGTTGCCGAACCCGCCATCCTCGCGCGCGGTTTTCCTCGAATGGCACGCATGGCACAACGCTTGCAGGTTGCTCTCGTCATGCGTTCCGCCGGCTCGCAGCGGCAGCCTGTGATCCGCATCCGTTGCCAGCCCGCCGCACACCTCGCAGTACGGATGCGAGCGGAGGAACCGCGCCCGCGCCTTGCGCCACTCGTAGTCGTAGCCCCGCTCGGCCGGGCTCGGCCGCTCCTCGACCACGCGCACCACGACGTGCGTCTCGCAGTAGCCCCGCCCCTTGACCGCCATGCGTGGGCAGCGTGGGGCTCGACATGGGTTCGCCGGTTTGTTTGGCATGTCGTTAACGTGCTAACCCCAAAGAGTCTCGCGGCGCGGATGCGCCGCCGTCGCCTTGCTCGTCAGAGCATTGGTTATGCGAACCGTAAATCTCAGCCGCGGCCTGCCACTGTTGCGGCGTCCAGCTGTCGGCCATGTTCACCAGGGCCGCGTGCGCGGCCACGTTGCACACCCGCTCCAACTCGGCATTGATCGCCGCAACCGCGTCGTACCAGTCGACGCCCGCTTGCTCGGCAGCCAGCGCCAGGCGTTGATGCAGCGTCATGTCGACGCGCGGCCGAAAGTTCACCCGTCCCAGATTCATCCGTGCACCTGCGCCAGCATCCCGAACAGCAGCAGCAACACAACCCCGTAACCGGCCAACACCGCCGCCAGCCACTTCGGAACCCCGCCGACCTGGGCCGATTGCTCCAACACCTTGACCTGCGTCTCGAGCTTCGCCAGCCGCCCGTTGAGGAAGATCGGCGGCTCGTGGCCCAGCCGGCGCACCGCTTCACCCGCCGTCACCTGCGCGTCCCAGATGTCGTTTGACATGCCAAGCGACGCATAGAACGTGCGCGCCCACTCGCCGGCCACCTTGTCGTCGACCTCCGTGCGCCAGCTCAACACGCGCGGCACGCCGGCCATGTACAGCTGCGCGCCGATCGCAATCGACGAACAGGCGCTCAGAATCACTAGCTCCACGCGTCCGCCCGCCCGGATCGCATCCTCGAGCAAGTGGTCGGGGATGTCGCCGTCCGACATCGACAGCGCCGTCGGACAGCCGTGCGTCGCAAAGTGCAGGATGCGGAACTGCCCGGACGCAATCAGCGCAAGCACCTCGCGCACCGTCACATAGCCGTTCAGCACCTTCAGCGACCGCCCGTTCGCGGAGCTTACCCAGTCGATAACGTTGTTGATGTTGCTCTGCGGAGCGATCACGAGGGTTGACATTTACGCCCCGCGCGTCTTCAGCAGGTTGACCAGCCCACCGCCGCACAGCAGCGCGATCGAGATGAGGCCCGTCGTGACGGCCTCGGAGCCCTTGCCGGCGAACGCCAGGACGAACAGCGCC